AGTACAGGGAGCTCGGCGGATGCACCTTCCTCAAGCGGCGTGTTAGCCTTACCGACGTGAGCCCCAGCCGCGACGGGACGCAGAAAATTTGGACAGCGGCGCTCGACCGGGACTCAATCGTGAAGAGTCTGTGCTGGTATGAGCCGTCAAGCAAGATTGCGGTGACGCAGGCGGTTGCGGAGCGCGAGGTGGTCGTCGACGCGCGGCCGAGGGCGCAGCAATTGTGTGACGTCGTGGGAAACGCGCAGTTCGAGTTCTGGATGCATGGTCGTGAGGTGTTCGAGATGATGTCGGGTGTGTTGCGCGTGTGTGTCGCGAGTGCGGGTCTAGAGCGTGTCATGGTGTGGCGTGCGTACGATGAGATAACGAGCGAGTACTACTCGGGGCGGTTCGCGACGTTCACCTTGTGAGGTGGCGTCGCGGCACGGTCGTGCGTGGAGATTTTAAAAGTTCAAGAATCAATTGGGACTCTCACGACGACCTAAAACAAAGTAAGGCCAATTGCCTAGCGCCGAAATCCCGGCGCGTATAGAAATGCGTTCGCTTAAACAATTGCCCACGGGCTTCGCACTTGAAGAAAATGAATGACACTTCTTCTAATTCCAATCATGGCAGTTTGTCTGCTACCACTAATTCCTCTCTTCCGGGTCCTTCGGTGCCCACCCCCCCCGTTTTGCTTGCCTCCCCCGCTGTCGATAATACCGCAGTCGGGGAGTTTGCCGACGAGGGAGGTCTCGCCGTTGGAGCCGATCCCTCTCACCCTCCCGGCCTCGACGTGGTCGGTGAGGGCGATGAGAACCTTTCACAGTACTTTGCTCGGCCCGTTGCGGTTGCGAGTTACCCTTGGTCCTCCTCAACATTCCCCGCCACAACCTTCGACCCATGGACGCTCTGGACCGGGAACGCATACGTCAAGAAAAAGATGTCGAACTATGCGATGTTCCGTTGCGTTCTTCATGTTCGTTGTGTGTTCAACGGTACGCCGATGCAAGCGGGCTGTCTGCAGGTTTCCTACTGCCCGCATCTCCCGATAGGTGCGGGTGACAATGGGTGCACGGCGGGCGTTCCAGCGGCGTGGAATGTCTACCGCGGCTCCCAGTTGCGGTCGTTCGAACTTTACGGGAGCGGGTCGAGCTCGGGCGAGATCATCTGTCCCTTCTTTTTCCAGACCCCCTTCGCCTATCTCTACTCGGGCAACACCGACATCGGGAACTTGGGCCGCATGAGGATCCAGCAGCTGGTCGCCCTGAACAGCGTGAACGCGGAAACCGTGATCGCGGGCACTGTGACCGTTTTCGCTTGGGCGGAGAAGATGGAGCTGCGAGTCGCGACCTACAAGTCCGCGATGATGGCAGGCCTCGCGCCGTCGGAGTTGCGCGCGAACAAAGCGGTGTCGGGGGTGGCGACGTCGATCGCCACCGTGGCTCGAGCGATTAAGGCCATTCCTTACATCGGGCGGTACGCGTCCGTGGCGGAGGTCGTGGCGCGCGGGACGGCGGCCGCGGC